AGCGGATTAGTCAACGCATCAAGCGAAGTAGGAAAACCTGTTGCCACTAAGGGCTACCTTCCTAGTCCAGCGTCAACGTAAGTGACGTGATTTGAAAAGTATCGCCAGCAGTCACAGCCGCAGTAGTAGCCAAAGCACCCGACCACAAAGCATTACCAGCAGAAACATCATCCCACAAAGACCAATGCGAATAAGTTTCAGTAGTAGAAACGTTAGTCCACTCAATCGTTCCAGAAGTCACAATAGAACCCGACGCAGCAGTAGCCCACGCAGCAACCTTACGAGTCGCCTCAACAGCCGCATTAGAAGTAGCAGCCTCACCAGGATCACCCAAATGCAGTTTCACATACACGTTCGTAGGCATAGTCCACGCAGTTTTACCTGTCGTGTGTTCCAGAATTTTTAACTCTGCATAATTGGAAATAGACATACAAACCTTTCGACAAAAACATCATACACCAAACAAAAAGTGGGGCGGCACCGAGGTCGAGGGGAACCTGGGCCGCCCCACACTTTGGGGTAACTAACGCAACTTAATTAAGAAGCGTTTGCACCAATGCTTGATGCGCCTTCAATACGACGCAACGAGGCTTCGCGGAAGCGACCGTAGCCACCCAACCAGTACCAACCGATTGGATTGAAACGGAGCAAACTGTCCACGACAGGACCACGAACAACCTTAGGAACAACACCGTTGCCATCGATTGCTGAGTAAGCCTTCGCCAAAGCCTGACGGCCCATGATCAAAGTGCTGTACACGTCAATGATTCCAGTTGTGCTGGTACCGTTCGATGCGTTGGCATTCAAAGGTGCGCGTGGAGTCTCAATGAAACGAACCGACTCAAAAGTGCCGATTTCGCCATTGTAGATACCTGCGGTGTCCACGTTGACATGAGGTGCATTCCATGCAGCGTTACCGGTTTCACGACGAAGATCGTATGAAACGTCTGGGTGAATGTAACCCATGTAGTAACCGTTGAATGTTGCAACGTTTGCTGAACGCAACGCTGCTGTCTGCTTACGGATGTCGTTCGCAGTCAAAATTGCGTCAACCTTAACCGACTCACGGCTTGTTGGAACTGCTGCACCACCCGTAGCGTAAGCCACGTTCGTGCCTGCACCCAAAACGCCTTGAACAACAGTGTCAATCGAAAGACCAGCGTTGTAGCCGATCAAGTTTGCTGCTGTTGCATCAACATCAAGGAACGCTGTTCCACGAAGTTTTGCGGTTGTCTGAACGGTGTTACCGTATTCAGCAAGAGTCACAGTCACTTGGCTGTCACCCATTGTTGCAGGGGTAAGATCCGAAGTTTCGGTGAGGGTTGATGTTGCTGCTGCCAATTCGGAGAAGATCGTGAAGATCACCGAAGAACCAGGCATAGCCTGATTGGTTGCTTGGACATCTGCTGCTTGGTCAAACAACAGTTCTGAACGGAGAGCGAAATACGCTAACCGATCATACGCCGCCTGATCAACACTGAGTGAACTTGCTTGTGTAATTGCCACTATGTTTCCTTTGGGGTAGCCCCAGAAGGTAGTGCGCCTACTGGAGAGTGATTAGTACTTTTCTGCTTCTGCTCTTGCCTGAGCCATTAAAGCCATCACTTCTTCTGCGGATTTAGCGTTATTGAAACGCTGCACATAATCCACCGGTGCATCACTTGTCTCGCCTGCACGACTGGCCTGAGCCACCCGATTCCATGCCTGCTGTTCAGCAGCCACTTCTTTTTTCTGTGAAGGTATGAGACTTGCTTCTTCGGCTGCTGCACGGATCGCTTCAGGTGTCAACTCACCGTCGTAGCCTTTAACGAAATATTTGGCTGCTGCTGAATCAGGATCAACTCCTGCTTTAACAAACGCCAACTCGCGTGTGGCTGCTTCGGCTTCTTTGGCTTTCGCCTCAAACGCCTTGACCTGTTGTTCCAATTCACGCATTCTGGCGCGTACTGGATCTTTCCGTGCTGCTTGGTCTTGTGCTTCATCCTCAAACTCGAAGTCTGACTCTGACATGACCCACTCCTTCTGCCCACACTCTGACCGGAGGGTTCAGAATGGCTGCAAATCTCACCCCTTTTAACCATCGAATACGGGGGACTTCCGATGGGCGTTCTGTTGAACTCTCTCAGTATACACACACGCACAGGGCGCATGTCAAGTACCCTACTGGGCTGTACCAACCGAAGTGGTGATCGCACCAGCACTCTCACCTTGTGTTCGAGCAAACTGGCCACCACCTTGGAACTCGGCTACACGACGACGCTTACGGCGTTCAAGTTCTAACGCTGCCTGAGTGTTGGTACCTGCTTGTGAACCTACAATCTGTTCGGCGGTTAAACCAGTTTCGCCTGCCATCGCTGTAGTGAGTTCGCCAAGTTGACCAACTTTGGTAAAGGTTTCCTTAGAAATATCGGCCACACCACTACGAGCAAGATCTTCAGCAAAACTTTTGGTCAATTGTAGATTTGCCAACGTTGACGCACTAGCCGCAATCTTCGCTGCATCAGCCTGCTGTTTGATCAAAGTTTCCCCGCGCACAGGATCAATAAAATAGGCCGCCAATTGGCCTTGTGAAACACCGTACAGTTCGTTGAACTGTCTCAACACTTCAGGGTCAGCGTTTGCTACAGCGTTGTAGCCTTGCGTAATTCGACGTTGAAATTCTGCTGGAGAAACGGTGCCTTCAATAAGTTTTGTTGTGTCATCCACCGAATCATAGAACCCTGATGGAAGACCGTTGACACGGATAACTTCTTTGTATTTGTTTTCCAGATCAATATATTCTCCTGGCAAAAGTTCTGGCAGTGGACCGCCAGGGCGGTTTGGGTTGGTGCGAGCCTCATTTGCTTTGAATCGTGCCTTGTAAAGTGGTTCACTTCTGAGCGCATAAACTGCTGCTTCCAAGTTTCCCATGTCAACCAACCCACCCGTATAGTTTGTCCACAAAGCATCGGTCAGCCCACCTAGACCATATTGTGCAAGTTGCGCTTCGATAGCATCCTTTGCGTTAGGGTTTGTTGCCATAATTATTTAACCTTTCCGAATGCTTTTGCTATTGCTAAAGCCAGGCTGTTCGCATCCTGATTGGCTTGCTTAGTGTTCTGATAACCGTACTGTGAATCAGATTTTAGTTTTGTGACCCAATCACCCAAACTCATCTGACCAGATTCTTTTGTACCAAACGCAGACTGCCATTTAGGATCTTTGGTGAAATCTATTTGCGACTCATCCAACTCCAACACATTTGCCGCATACCGCTTGTAGTTACCGAAAATGTCCTCCAATGACAAACCGGCATCAATCTGATCTGACAAATGGAAATAGTCGCCTTTTGCTAATTTCTGTGCTTTCTGCAAAATAGACTCAGACGAAACAGCCACACCGTTATACATCCCGCCAGTCAACGCAGCCTGAACCTCAGCATCCGAAACTGGATACCCGTACGCACGGGCAGATTGACGTATCGCATCAGCGTCAGCACCTTGCAACACGTTGGCCACCATCTTTGTATCTGTCGCTGTAGGAGCAGCAGCAGCACGACGGAACGCATACTGGTACACAGCCTGCTTTAGTCCTGTGCCAGTTAACCCTGATCGAGCAACAGTCTTGGATAGGTCGGCTAAATCGGTTTCAGACAAACCAACATCCGCATAGTCTGTGGTGATTGCCCTGCGAGCAGTAGCAATAAGGTCTTGTTGTACGCCTGTGCGTTGTGTGTCGAAGAAATACTGTTTGTCGGTTATGGCAGTAAAGTATTTAGTATTTTTTAGTAAAGCCTTTAGTTCCTCGTCAGAGTATTCGATGGTTCCCTGAGCGACAGTGTTCAAAATATCAATAAAGTCTTGACCAAAATGTTCTGTGACGGATGCTGTGGTCCAATCCGAATACGCCGGATAGTCTTGGCGGAATATCTCCATCCATGCCATGTCGTCGGCTGGTTTAGCGGTTTGCTGATATTCGGTGCGTAACAGTTTGCGGTTCGCTGGCGTGTCTTTAAGTTTCCGTGCAACTATTTGTGCATCAACAAACGCTTTTTGATCTGCCGCCAAATTCTTGACACCAGCACCCGTTGGCGAAGGCTCTTGTTCGGGAACAACCTTTGAATCAGGAAGTTGCCTACCTGCCCTTGCCATCACCTCTGATTCTTCTTTCGTCAAAACACGGGGTGTAGCAACCGCAGGAGCAACCGCAGGTTCGACGGCAGCCGCAGGAGCAGCCGCAGGAGCGACCAAACCGAAACCGCCACCCTGGATTGGGGCAATAATGCGAGGCAACTTAACACCCAAAGCATCAGCCTTGTTGTAGAAATCGTTTAATGTCTCGTACGCGGTGTTCTTGGCTTTTCTGGTTTTGTCGTTTGGATTGTCCTGAAAAGCCTTTGCTGCGTCGATTGCTGCAGATTCCTTGAACTGTACTTGCTGTGTTTGAAAAGCAGTTTCTCTCTCCTTTTCACCAACAGCCAAACCTTCAGATTTTAGTGCCTTCTTGTACGCCGCATCTAACTTGTCAAACGTTTTTATTGCTGCCTTATATTTC